GATGAAGACTATGAAATTGTAAAAGATAGTATGGAGTGGTTAAATAAAATTGAGAAGAAGATTCATATATATGATAAATCTCTCAATGCAGAAAAACTCTATGCTATTTTGATGCAAAAGTTAGAAGAATTTGGAACATTTTCGGAAACAGAGAATAGAAAAATTTACATTCCATACAATCCAGATTTATTGTATGAAGTAGTTATTGATCACGTAGGACTATTTAAGCCCTCTAATGGAAGGAATAAAAAAGGAGAAATTGATACAGCAGTAGCTTATCTAATTACTCTTAGAAATATGTGTGGGATTTCTCCAACTTTAATTCAGCAGATTAACAGAGAGCAAAGTAATATAGAACGATTTAAAGCAGGAAGGACTGGAATTCAGTTATCTGACTTAAAGGAAACTGGAGATACTACTGATGCAGCTGAAGTGGTAATAGCATTATATGGTCCTAATAGAGATAAATTGAATTCTCATAGAGGATATGATATTAAGAAATTAGGAGACCATATCAGAATGATTCAGATTCTTAAAACAAGATTTGGAGAAGCTGATAAAGAAATTGCTGTTAATTTCCATGGTGGAATTAATATGTGGGCAGAACTTCCTTTGCCAAACGATATTTATGACTATGATAAATACGTAACACCAGATTACTTACTTAATAAAGATGAAGAAGATGAAAACATAGAAAAAGATAAATCCAAAGAAGAAAATAAATTTAAATTAATAATTTAACATGGCGTGTGAAACCCTGTGTATTTACGGTGAATCAGGTACTGGAAAGAGTACTAGTTTGAGAAATATGAATCCAGAAACTACTTTTATTATTAGTACTACTGGAAAACCTCTACCTTTCCGTGCTTGGCGTAAAAAGTATGTCCCTATGGTCATCGAAAAAGATGAAAAGGGAAAGATAAAGAATATTACAGGTAACTATTACATTAGCTCTAACTGGGAATCTATTCTTAAGATTCTTAAAATTATCAATAAGGCTATGCCTCATATCAAAACTGTAGTTCTAGACGACATGCAATACATATTATCGTATGAATTCGTTGATAGAGCAACAGAAGTAGGATATACCAAGTTCTCTGAACTTGCACAACATCTTATGGAGATTTTAAGATATGCAGAGCAAATGCGTGAGGATTGTACTATGTGTTTCTTAACTCATAGTGAGAATGTTGGAACAGAAATTGACCCGAAATATGTTATCAAGACTGTAGGAAAACTTCTTGCTGAAAAGGTAACTTTGGAAGGATTGTTTACCTATATCTTCTGTACTAAAGTAGAAGAGGGAGATGATGGTAGGATGCAGTATAAACTAATTACCAATAATGATGGTAAGTGTCTTGCTAAGACTCCTATGGATATGTTTGAAGATATGGAAATTGATAATGACTTGAATAAGATTCTTGAGGTTATCAGAGAATATAATGGTGAAGAGGATTAATTATAATGGAATTGGAAATTCAATCAGCAAAGCTTATTCTGTCTATTGTTGATAAAGAGACAGGTGAAATTATTACTAGAGAAACTACTCTAGGAGATTTTAAAGAAGTAAAGAAAACTACTTCAACTAGAAGTAAGAAGCCTAAGGACGAGGATCCTGTAGCAAAGGTAACTCTGCTTGAAGGTAAGATTCAAATGAATAATGCTGCTGTTCAGATGACTGGATGGGAGCCTGAAATGAAGATTGATATTAAGTTTGATAAGAAAGGTAGGACAACTACTCCAGTAATGGTTAAAGCTGATACTGGTAATCGTCTAACTAAGACTTACACAATCTCATGTAGAGGTTCTAAACATGACAATCTCGCTGAATATGGAGATATCTTTGAAGTGATTCCTTATGAGGGTAAAGAAGGCTACTTCAAGTTGAAAGGTAATGCTGAGAAAGAAGATGATATTATTGATGTTCCAGAGGAAGTTATTGATCCCGAAAAATTTAGTGATGAGGGGGAAATTGACGACGAAACTGGAGTAGATGTAAGTGAGTTTGATTTAAATCTTGATTAATCTCACAGATAATTCTTTTAACTTTTAAATTTATTTATAATTATGAATTTTAATTTTAGTAATCTTGGTAATACAAACTTCACAGGCACATCTGGTCAATATCTTAAGCCTTATGGTATTTATTCTGTAAATCTTACAAAGATTGAGAAGGATGAATTAAAGGGTAAGGATGGTACTATTTATCCTATCATTAAATTAGAGTTTACTGGTGTAGGAGAGTCTAAGGGAATTTTCGAAACAAATCTGTTTATTCCTACTTCTGAGAAAGATATGGAACGTCGTACTATGACTAACTCTAATGGTCATGAATCTAAGAGGCCTTCTAGTTTTGAGAATTTCCAATACACTTTGATGCAGATTGTAGAGGTTCTCAATCCAAAAGGAGCAGAGAAGATTAAGGAGAACGGCGATAAGATTAAAACTATTGACCAGTTCATTGATCTTATTTTTAAAGCTTTGAAGGGTAAGGAGAATGTGACTACTAATTTGAAGTTGGTTGGTCGTAACAATCAGGGTAAGGTTTTTGCCGCTCTTCCTAATGCTTGTGGTTTGAATAAGAAGGATGAAATTTTCGCTACTAATTTTATTGGAGAAAATTTGTTCTTCAGTAATTATGAGGAGACTCAGCAAAAGGCTTATAGAAATGCAACTCCTACTTCTATGCCTAGTGATTCTTCTGATGACGAAAATCCAGATAAGGGTGAAGATGTAGATTTGGATATTGATTTAGACGAATAAATAATTTATAGACTCTGATTAAATGGAATTTGTATCTTTACAACCAACTATCAATAAGAAATATATACTTTCTAAAATAAATCAGGAGTCTATAATGCATTATTATACTGGGATTGATGTAAATAGTAAAAAACTATTTCTCAGCCCAGTTAGACAGGATAATAAAGTTACCTGTGGAATTTATAAATCTAAATCGGGAATTCTTTACATACACGATTTTGCAACTAATGAACATTTAGATTGCTGGAATATTGTAATGAGGCTCTTTAATTGTGATTACTTTGAAGCTCTTAGCATTATTGCTAAGGACTTCAATCTAATTAAGGGGACTCATAATGAAGTACATAAAACTCCTGAAATAGTAGATTCTATAAAAGAGCCTGAATCGTCTAGAATTCAAGTTCAATTAAAGGATTTTACTTCTGATGAATTGATTTGGTGGAAGCAATTTGGAATAAATAAAAAATTACTTAAGTTATTTAAAGTTTATTCTATTCAAAATGTTTTTTTAAATGGTGAATTAAAATTTACATCTTCTTCTAAATGTCCCATCTATGGTTATTACTTTGGAAAAGATAAAAATGGGGAAGAAAAATGGAAATTATATTTCCCATCAAGAAAAGAATTTAGATTTCTAAATAATACTAATAAAAAACTTCTTCAAGGGTATCACCAATTACCTAAAGAAGGAGATTTATTAGTTATTACTAAATCTATGAAAGATGTAATTGCTTTAAGAGGATTTGAAATCGCTGCTGTTGCTCCGAATAGTGAAACTCTTTTTGTAGATGATAAAAAATTAGAAGAATTTAAAAAACGATTTAAACATATATTAATAATATATGATAATGACAGACCTGGACTACATAATATGTGGCTTATTCGTAAGCAACATCCAGAGTTAAATTATTTTTTTCTTCCTTGGTATCTCGCCAAAGACTTCACTGATTCTATAAAGTTGGTAGGAGTTGAGAATATGAAAGAGTATGTTAATGAGTTTATGTCTACTTATAAGTTTAAATAAATTATGAAGATTTCAGAAACAATTGAAGAACTCCAAGAAATTCTAAATGAGGAAGGAGATTTAGAAATTTATGAAGAGTTAATAGATGAAGGATATAATACTGGAAGGTGGTATTCAGTAAGTCCTGTAGTTCGTAATAAAGAAGAAGTAAAAATACTTGAAGGAGATGGTGATTTGCCAAATAAGTTTGTTAGTTTAGAATGAAAGTTTATTTAGCTAGAGATTGGACAGGTCCTAAAGTATTTGCAGAACCTCCAATACTTATGAAATGTGGAGGTATGCCAGATATATGGTCTGGTCATAAACTTCCATTTGA